ATTGAATCAGATTGTTGTTTTGACCAATAAACTGGTCTTTGGAAAGAACCATCTGTTGATATTCCAGCTCCACCATAAGTTTGAGTTTGTACAGTATCAGCAGAAAGTAATTCATATATTATTCTATCATCTTGTTCAGGCCAATTATTTACAGTTTCTGGAGGAGTAATATCATAATCCCATTTTCTTTCTTGATGGTGAAGGAAACTTCCAGTTATGGTATGCCCCATTCCTGGAGTTGCTATACCAACAAAATCTTCACGTATTAATACTCCATCATCATCATACTGAGGTACCATTTGTCCAAGAATATTTAATTTATTTGCATCAAAAGATCTTCTCTCCTGAATTCTTAAAGTATCACCTTCTTTAATAGTTTGATCAACATCAACTTCAAGATAATCAACATTAGAACCCACATATAAGTACATTCTACATTTACTTCCTGGTTTTGGTGGTTCTTTGAATTCTATTCTAGTACCACCAGTAAACTCATAATCTACTACTGGTTGCTGTAAAACATCATTTATGAATATCAATAAATTATTTGCAAGAACAATTCCAGAATCCTTATGTGCAACTATACTATAATATTCTGGTTCTGTTATTGTTCTTTGTATTAAGAATGTTTTCCTATATCCATTAAATCCTTTACTTGGATCATCTAATTCTAATATTTGTCCAAAATTCCACCCAGAGAATTTATCCTGATGTCTTGTTTTTACAGTTAATTTAATTGGTTCTGTTGATACTCCAACTTTGTAAGGAACTGGTTGTAAAGTTAATTCATCATTTACTGAATAACCTCTTCCTGAAGATGCTAATTCGTATCCAATTGCACTACCACCTACTCCAATTACAACATCAAGTTTTGCACCAGATCCAGTTCCACCAGATAGAGGTAAATTCTTCCAAGGTGATGGTTCATCAATTACTACAATTGGTTGATATGTACCTGTATATCCACTACCAGGATTAGTTACTGTTACTCCAGTAACCATTCCATTGTCTATGGTAGCAGTAAAGGATGCTCCAATACCTGCTGCCCTCCCAACATTAACAGTAACATCATCTCCAGAAACATTAGTAATTGGTAATACTCCACTATTCAATTCACCATTTGATGTAGATGCTGGATCAGTTGGTCTTGGATAAGCATGATTTGTTGAATAACCATCTTTAGAACATTGGAATGTTAAAGTATTATTAGCAATTCGAAGATTATTACTAGTAGTTAGTGAATGGTTATCTATAGTTAATACTAAATCACCAGTTTCAGAATTATATGTTGCATGTGAAGGAGTCCAAGTAGCAGAAGTATTATCTGTAAGTGAATTTGGTGATGCATGTACAAATTTGTGATCGAAATGATAATTTGTAATAGCAATACCAACTCTAGGTGCATTTAAGTATCCAGAACCACTATTTCCAATACTTATTGAAGCAATTGTTCCACCAGCAGAGACATTTGCAATTGCAACTGCTCTAAATGCGGATTGTATTCCAACACCTTCTGTAATATCAAATGAATCTATTATTCCACCTTTTGGTAGATCTTGATTTAAAGTAGATCCAGTAAATTTAATACTACTACCTGCTCCTGTAATTGTATAATCAGATATATCCAATCCACCAACTTGACCAAAATGAGGATCTTGCCATATGTTATTAACTAAAACAACTCCATAATTTGTTTCTATTCCTACTAATGGTGTTCCATTATTTTTTATTAATATCTCACTAGTTTGACTATCAAAACTTTCACTAATATCATCATAAACATAACATTTATCATAATTCAATTTATAGAAAGATCTTCCATCAAAAGTTGATCTAGTAGTTAAAGATCCAACTCCTATTGGACCATAAGGTGGAGCATTAAAATGAATAGTACCATCCTGAATTCTATAATTACCTGTAACTACTGTTACACCATTACCAACAGTATGTGCAGTAGCAACTGTACCCATAATTGCTCTAGTAACATTCAATGCTTGTGTAGATCCTAAACTAACAGTTGCATCTCCAGGTGTAATTCCAACTCCTACTAAATTCACCTTAACTAATTCATTTTGTATTTTTAATATTGAATCACCTTCAATACTACTTACATCATTCAAATATATTGTTTCTGTTCCAACTCCAACTGCAGTTGCCAATCCAATAGTAACATCTTTTTTAAATGCCAATGGACTTTGTAGAATATTATCAATAGAGATCATAACTCTCTTTGTAGCAATATCAGAATCTACAGAGAATGTATGGGTATTTCCAGTACCTATAGATGTAATAGATGCAGCAATTCCAGCATATGCAGCAGTTGTAGATATTGCAACATTAAACTCATCTCTTTCCCTAATACCATCTGAAACTGATACTATAGGGTATACGACAGATGGCATATTAGTTTCACCACCACTACCATTATCAATTTTCATTGGATTTCCACCATTTGGTGAATAAATTAATTTTTCACCAGTATTAAATTCATTATCAGGAATAACAATTTTACTTAATCCTGTTGCAACTCCACCTTCAGTTGTAACACCAACAGATGGTTGAACAGTTTTGTAAAATAATCTTTGTGTACTAACACCTACTGGTACCCTATTTTCTGTATCTACTGTATAAAGATCAAACGTTGATACACCAACTACTTGCCCACCAACTATAGGTATGTTTATTTTAACATCAAACGCATTTCCTACTGCATTTTCTAAAGTCAATACACCACTATTAAATTTGGAATTTGATGTTGATCCTGGATCAGAAGTACGAGGATATAAATGATCTGTTGCATAACCATCTTTATCACATCTAAAGAGCATACTATTATCAGCAATAGAAATTGTAGCACCATTTGAAAGTCCATGTCCTCTTACAACTGAATCAGTTCCAGCACTTACAAATTCATGAGGGTAATTACCACCAGAAATAATAGCACCACTTGCTGTATATCCTGGTTTCCATCTATGATTTGACGTATCACTAATACTATCAGTTCCAATACCTACAGTAATGCTTGTAGCACCAATTCCTGTTATTTTAACAGGTTTATTATATGCAGGATCTGGATTGTCAGATGGAGCACTAAAGGATACTGCTGGTGGTGCAGTATAACCAAGTCCAACATTAGTAATCGTTACACTATCAACTTCTCCATTACCATCAATAGTTGCTGTTGCAGTTGCAGTAGTTCCTATACCTACTCCATATTGTGAAGTGCTTATTCCATTAATGTATCCAAGTACTCCCATTGGAACAGATAAATCAGTAAAACCAGCACCAATATAAGCAGGTAATAATACTTGAGAAGATATTCTCATCCAAGCATTGTCCATACTATATCCCCAACCACCATATACAAATTCAAAATCATCACCTAAATCTCCACCAAATCCACCCATTGCACCAGGAGTAGAATTGTAAGTAAATCCTTGCTTTACTCTTGTAACTCTAATTTTTGCTTCTGTTCCAAGACCTGCTGAACCAGGACCACCGCCAGTGTATGGGTATCTATACCATAATGGATATTCTGCACCAACAATAAATCCATTACCACCAACCCAAAATCCAATATCCGTCATAATTCCAGTTCTAATTCCTGGATTTGCAATAGTAACGGTAGGTGCTACTGTATATCCACCACCTACATTAGTAACATTAATACTCGTAATTTGACTAGGTACGTTACCATAAGGTTGATCAGTAAGTATTCCAGCACGAATAGCAGTACCAACAGCACTACCTCCACCATGACCACCAGGACGAGGATATGAGTGATCTGAAGCATAATTATCTTTCTCACACTGGAATACTAAAGACTCTTTAGCAAATCTAATACTATGACCAACCTTAAATCCATGTCCACTGGCAACAGTTAGACTCATGACTCCAGTATTTGGATTAAATTCTCCTCCAGTCACATTATGAGTTGCACTAAGTGATGTACCAACATTTACAGATACTGATGTAGCAGAATAAGTAGTAATTCCAAGGAAATTATCATAAGCTGTTGTATCAAGTCCAGCACGAGGATAAGATTTACTACTTACTTTTCCATCCATCTCACATTTAAAGTTCAATGAATTTGGTTCCATTCTAATATAATCAGTAGTAGTCAATCCATGTCCTACAGGAAGTTCTAATCTTAATTCACCACTAGAAGCAGTATATGCTGCTCCTGTTGGAGTATACTTATCAGTATCAACTACAACTGTAAGATAACCTGTTGATGGATTATAGGAAGTTCCTTTATATTCAGTTGTACCAGATCCTATTATTGGAGTTAATGAACCAGAACCACCAGAAACTATATTAATTCCATTAGCATCAGATCTTATGAATTGATGTTGACCAGTAAATGTTTCTTTTTTACCAGTAAATTGTGAACTAATATCATCAATCAATAATACTTTATTTGTTCTAGATTCATTATAGTCAGTAATGATTTTTGAATCAAAACTAATCAATGTGGATATATTATCAAAATCTGCTTCTTCAGTTACTCTATCGTAATAAAGTCTTTCATAAACAGCAGCTTTACTTCCAATCTCAACATTCAAATTAAGTCTACCAGTTGTAGTAGTCATTCCAACAGTGTGTCCAACTCCATTTAAAATTTCTAAATCACCAAAAGGTTTGTATCCAGATATATGACCTAAACTTTGAATTGGTTCTTTCCAATTTTCATAAGGAACTTCACCTTTTATAGAATATGAAAATCTCTGATAATAATCATTATCATGAACTCTTTGACTATCAAAATTCAATTTTCCTTTATCAGTATCCCAATCTGTAGATTTATCAATAGTAGAATCAATGGTAAGACTAAAGTTAAAATCATATGCTTCCTGTATAATAGATTTGGAATTGGTATAATTACTACTAATTTTTTCATTTTTAGTAAAAGTTCCAAGAACATTATTAAGTTTTAAAATTTGTGAATTTTCATCCCACCCATCTTTAGCAACATAACCAGAAGCATCAGATGTATTACCAATTTCTTCTATTTTTTCACCTTCAATAAATCTAACTTTTTTCAAAGTTGGTTTAAATACTGCCAAATCATCTGCTTTTATAACTCTACCAACTTTTTTTGATATATCAAATGCACCACCAGTGCTACCAATACCAGCTACAGAATATGAAATTTTTTCTGTTCCAACATTAGTATCAATAGCAGTAACTGTAAAATACCTATAATCATAATCACTTGAATTATATCCACTAGCAGTAGTATTGCCTATTCCTGGAGGACCATCAAGAATTTGTATATTTTCAACATATATCTTATCTCCCACTGCAAATGGGAAAGTAGCAAATCCTTCTACTGGTGCATTTAATTCTAAAGTATTAATTGCTAAAGTTGAAGAAGCACCTTTAACTCCTACTCCATTAGAATTGTAAGTTGGAATCAATTCTAAAGATTCAGATAATCCACTATCATTGTTAATTACTTCTACTTCAGAAATAGAACTTCCATCAACATATGCTCTAGTTTTTACATCACTATTTCCAATAGCAACTATTATTGGTGGACTAGTATAATTTCTTCCACCAGTTACTATACCAACAGATTCTAAAGTATAAACATTCTTTAATTTTAAAATAGTATATGAATCTGCTCTTGGATTTAATGTATTATCTTTATTAAATCCTAACCCTTGAGATTTAACTTCTACACCTTGTATACGACCAATATCTATTGCATTTTCAGAAAATACTGCATTAACTCCTGTAGAAGCAACTGATACTACTTTTGGAAGATCTTCTAGTTCTAATGTATTTTCAATATCAATTGAATATACTCCACCCTTTGCTGTAGGTGATGATGTTGTATAAAAAGCACTACTGAGTCCAGTACCAGAGTAATTTGATGTTTCTGCAGAACCAACTAATGTAACAGAGAATGTTGTACTACCAATAGCAGAAACTTTATGTTTTGTGTTTATCTTTGAATCTACAAGAGATATTTTAGAATAATTTGGTACATCAGTATTAGTAGAATCTGGATAAGTTTTTACAAAATTATTATTTCTACCTTCAACTCTATAATAAAATTCTTCAGGGAAAGTATCATCAGTTCTTATTTCTATACTAGTAACAGAAGAACCAGAACCAATTTTTTGAATTCCATCTGTTATGAATCTTGCTTCAAATTCTTTATCATAGTAGAAATTAATGTCATAATCTGCCATAGTAGCAGATGAAACATCAAATCTCATAATAGAACTTTTAGTTATATTAATAGACGGATTTATTTTAGCTAATGAAACTGAAATATTATCTGTATTCCAGAAAACAATATTTTCATATGGGAATTTGGTTGCATCGTAAGCACTACGTGCAAGTTTAAATGTATCTTTTGAAATTTTTATTACATGAACTAAATCTCCCTTAATTAATGGCCGTAAACCATTTTCCTTATCAGCATTTCCATGAGAATATGCAAGAATATCACCAGTTTCTAATTCATGATCCCTAATAGTGATAATGGATGATGTTGTTCCTAACCCAACAACATTAGCATCATCAGCAGTAAACTGTATAGATTTAGTTGTTATTTTTCTATTAAATTCATCAAATAAGAATTGTTTATCTTCAATTAAGTTTGAATCTACAACTAATGTAACATCGTCACCTATAGATAATCCATGTATAGTATCTAATGTTACATTTGCACGAGTTCTCTTAGAATTTCCAGTTAAATTATTGGTAACTTTCTCAAGTCTATGATCACTTCCTTCAGTTTGAGAAGTAAAGTAAACTCTACTTGAACTAAAACCAACTTCTGTTGATACTCCTATTTTTTGTGTAGATATTCCAATAAATTCACTACTTAATTTAACACAGAACATTGTGCTAATTCCAGCCAAATCTAATTGTGGAGATAAAGTATCATTAATTGAATATTTTATAGTACTTCCAACAGAAACATATTTAAGTTGATCACCATTTTCAAATGGATGATTTGGAACATAAATTGCTCTTGCTGGAATAGTTTTATAGATTGGAATAGTTCCAGCATATCCAACAATTACAGATGTTTGTGTACTACCAATTCCTACTGCAGTTGAAAAATCAAAATTAACTTTCTTGGGAGAATCTACATTCTTATTATTCAAATTATTAGATATATTAAAAGTAAATGCTCTAGGTAATTTAGTAACAACAGCACCAGTAGCAATTCCACTTGCAGATGCTGAAGTATTATCATGCATTCTAGAAACTCTATATCTATCATTAAGACTATCTTTATTGAGAATTAATAGTTTTTCATTTCCAATTTTAACAACATCATCAACGTTAAACTTATTATCATCTACTGAACCTATAAACGAAATAAATGTAGCAATTCCAGTTGCACCAGTATTACCAATTGCTGCTCTAACTCTAGTATTTACTGTTGATACTCCTACAGTTTTAACTCCTTCTAATTCAATATATGATGCTGAAGATATTCCAGAAATTTCAACAAAATCACCATTAACATAATCAATAGGAGTTTCACTATATGCAGTTACCTTACTTCCAGTGACACCAAAAACTAAATCATTTGCTTCAATGACAGCAGTTGCAATTCCAACTACATTTTTTCCATAAACTTCTTTAATACTTCCACTAACATATTCTGGTTTTGAGAATGTAACTACATCTCCTGGACTATAAAAATTACCAGTATCATCTACAGCAACTGTAGTGATACCACCAACAGTTGTAGAATCAATAATTAAGGAAACATCTGACATTAATGGATCTGATAATGCTGGATAGTTCCTATGTCTATCATCTAACCCCAAATGAGTTACATTTCTTTTATATTCTCCACTATTGATATACTTATCTGATTGTTCTATAAACAAATCATAATTAAATTCATCGGTTTCATTATAGTGTTGTAGAGTAACATATGGGAAAGATGGATTACTTGAGGATTGTTCTATAGATGAGAAATAAGCATAAGATCCATTTGGAAAATCATCATTTACCAAATATCTACCGTTATATTCATCCAAATCTCCAGATCCAGGTTCATATTGATAATCATCTACAAAATACCCATTAGGGTACTTTGTAATCGTTGGTCTTAAATTATCATCGCCATTTACATTTAAATTGTAACTTGAAATAAGTTTTTTAACATTTCCAAAATTACCATTAGCGTCAGCAACACCATTAGTATTTCCATATGGTCCATAAATTGGATTTCCATCATAAGCCCAACCAATTATTGGAGAATGTTTAAGATCTTCTTCTGCTAATTCATCTCCACTAGAATCTAAATTGTCACCAAGAATATCTCTAAGATCTTTTGGTACATAAAATGTAGTTAATTTATTTCCTTTTGATTTTAAATTTGATTGTAATTGAACAGTGTCTTTATAAAGTGGATTAGATAAAATATGATCATATCTCATAACATCATTTATTGTCCACTTATGGACTTCTGAACTAAAGTTTGCAAGAGATCCAGCTGGATGTATTAGTACAGTTGTAGTTTCTGGTGAATAACTATTTCCAGGATCCAAAACATCTACAGATACAATTTTACCATCAGCAATATTTGGTTTTAATTTTGCAAATTTTCCTTGTTGAGTTCCTATTCCACTACTTACGACCTCTATTATAGGTGGAGTTGAATAATCTTTACCACCTTCAATAACATAAGCACTAACAATACTACCATTATTATCAATTGTAATACCAACAACTGCTTGCTCACCAGTTTGTAAACTAATATTTGGTTCCCTATTGTGATTAATTATCTCACTTGAACCATATCCAACTCCACCAGACTTAATGAAAACATTATCTACTTTTCCTTTCACCATAGCATATGCAGATGCTTTATAATATGAAGGTTTAGTTGCTATTGATATCGAACCATAAGGAACACCTTCAATATCTACTTTAATATCTGGATATTTGAATATATGAGTACCAATACCAACATCCTCAAGATCAACATATATTTCATTATCATAATCTAAAACTTGAGATTGAACATCGACTGTTTTTACAAGTCCAGAAGTTTTAATATAATCAGTTGAAGTGGTTGACTCTTCAAATTGAGCACCCCAGAAATACCACATATTTCCAGTAGTTCCAGAATTGTCATAACCACCAATATGAACAGTATCAGTTATTGATGGAATGAATGTCCAAGAAACTTTGTGCCAATTATTATCGGTAGGTACATACCATCTTCCTGTGCTAGATCCAGCAGCAACATTTGAATTTTCAGAATGAAATATACCATCTACTTCAAGTTTTCTATACTTATGAACGAAAGACGGTAATAAAGCAGCTGCATCACTCCTAAAGGCTTGGAAACTCCAACCAGCATTAGCATTAATCCGTTTCATCCACCATGAGAATGTATATGATTTCCCAGCCTCAACAATCATACCAGAATGTTCTAATCTTCTTCCACTTAATGCATCTATATTATATCTTGTTGCTGTATTAGTACCATCTGGAGCAGTTATACCAGAAACATTGGAAGTTATAGTTGTATTGGCACTCTGTCTAGACCAACCATAAGGAACATTTGGAGTTATTCCTTCTGGTTGTAAATTTTCACTATTAACTATTAAGTTTGTTCTACCAAGTTTCTTTCCTGCTTTTGCTAACTTAAATCTATCATGATCAATAACCTTTACTTTGTATTGTATTGCTGTTGATAAACCAGTAATATTTGTAGTAGAAGTAGTGGGAACAATACCAGTTCTAGTATACTCTATAATTTCTCCATCTGCAAAATTATGATTTCTTGCATATATGTAATTATCATGAGTATTAATACCAACAAATGTTGTCAATATTCCCGATCTAGTTGTTGGTGGAAATGGTACTGCATTCACTTCAACTGTATTACTCGAATAATCAATTCCAGGTGATGTTACAATAATTTCATCAATTACCTTTCTTTTTCTTGTTGCAGTAAATCTATGTGTTCCCGATCCATCGGATGTGAAGTTAATAGTACTAACTCCAGCAAGTGCTCTTTCTCTTGTAGAAGCAAGGGAGAATGAAACTCCAGCTCCTACAGATCCATTTGTAACATAATATGTTCCACCATTTACAAGAAAATTAGTTGAAAGTCCAACATTAGTACTACCAACACCAACAGGAGTTCCATCATTAGTGTAAATTACTTCTTCACCATCTAAAAACTTATGCTCTGCACCTAATATAAACTTACCAAAATTAGGATCTGCTACATCTATAAAAACAGAATTATCACTAAATGAAACGTTATGAACGTATTCTTTCATTTTTGCTCTGGCTTCTGCTCCAGTTCCATTACCACCAGAAATAGTTACTGCTGGTATTTCGGCATAATCGAACCCAGGAGTAGTTAAAACAATTTCCGATACATAACCATCATTTAACTGAATCAAAGCATCTGCAGATGATCCTGAAGTGTCTCCAATAGCAACACTTGGTGGATTTATAACGTCATAATCTTTACCAGAATTTGAAATGTTAATTTGATCAATTTGTCCATAAAAAATAGAATCATTAGAAATTGCGGTATTTAAATCGATTCCTGTTACAGTAACTCCAATAGGATCTTGATGCTTTTTGTGTTTTCTTGCAAATTGTGGTTTTTTAACAATTCTCTTAAAATTATTTTGATTTTTTAGTGATCCTCCTTCCCATAAAGTGTATGGTGTAATTATATTTTGATCATGTGTTTGTCCATCCCAAACTGGATACAATCCATTTGCATTATCCCATAATGTATCTTCCATAAAGATATTTTGTCTACTCAATGCCAATTTAATTGTATTATTATCAACAACATTAACATAATATATTCCAGTTTCTATACCAATTACACTTGTAGCATTAAGAGCACCAGTAAGTGGATCTATACTGCCTAACCTAATTCCACTAATATCTGTACCTACTCCTGCTAATCCTGGTTGTAAATATACCTTCTCACCATTTAAAAAATTATGATTAGTAATTGCTATACCAGTTCTATCACTACCAAGACCAGCAGAAGTAAATGTTTTTGATCTATTAGTTGTACTTGTTATTCCTGATGGATATCCAGAAAAAGCAACATAAGTATTACCTTCTCCATCAACAAAACTATTTTGTATATCAGTTAATACATTATCAACATCAGTATCCAAACCATTAGAAACAAAATTTAGTTTTTTTCTAACTTCATATTCTGCATCTTGTATGGGAAGTTCAGCTAATTGTCCAGAACCTGTTGTTCCTTCAGTTCCGCTACCATTATATGAAAACTTATAATCATTAATGACTTCTGTTACATTAACATTGCCATCTATAGGTGCTCTTGTTTGTTTATGGAGTATGTTTACTTTATCAGTTTTCTTTAAATAATGTCTATCTTTGGTAGTAATTGATTTATTAACAGTGTCAATACCTACATTGACATGTATATCAGTATAAGAAACATTATTATATCTCCAAGAATTAAATCTACTATCAGTTTCTGAAGTTTTTTGACCAAGATATTTTACTCCTATTTCATCCCCAACTTTATAAAATTTTGTAGACTCATAAGTATCATCTATACCAGATATTGATCCAACTACTCTCATCTGGCAAACTCTTGTTGGATCATTATCCTCATAACTAAAAATAAAATTATCAGTTATGATAGAATCACCTTCTTTTAATGTTTCTGTTAAACCAATGCATCCATAAAATTGATTATATGATTTTGATGTATATTCAACCTTATTATATGTTCCAACAGAATCTCGATAATAAAAACATCCTGCAGCATCAAATCCAACAGTAGAGTCAACTGTAACTACTGTTTCAGTGGAATCTTCTAATACTTGTGTTTTATTACTAATATTAAAAGTATCTACTAATGTTTCCTTTGAAATATAAATTTTATAGTATGTTTCATTACCTAAAAATATTTCTTCTACGTTTGCAATAGCACCTCTAGCAGTACTACCTTCTACCGTATCACCTTGATATACTGTAGAAAATTTAGTGTTTTTTGGATCTCCACTAATTCTCTGTACAATCATCTCATAAGCATTCATCCATTCTGCATCAGAAGAAGCAATGGTGTTATCGAATGGTTTTACAATTGTAACTTTTTTACCGAAAAGAACCTTGAATAGAATATCAAGTGAAGTGTCTGTTCCTTTTGATGTATAGAAATCTTTTGCTCTTGTTAGTATATTTTCAACAGAAAGTCCTGGTGCAAATGCTCTTTTTTCTACTCCTGGAAGGAATTGATCCTTAAATTTATTATAAAACTGTCCTAAAAATACAAAATTGAGGTTTAATATTACACTACCACCAGCATGTTCTTCTGCTTGAGTATCACTAAAAGTTAGAAATTCTGGATTTCCTTCTTGTTCAATTGCACTAACACCACTAAATCCACGTTTACATCCAGTAAATGAATTAGCAGTTTTACCAGTATATGTAATTATTTCATTATCAATTTTTAAAAGACCATAAGAATCTGGAAATCCTTTGGTATGATTGGTGTATATTACTTCATCAAAAGCAAATACAGTATATGGGACAATACTTTCATCAGGTAAAGTCAGATAAGGTGCTACTACTACAACTTGTGGAGGTACACTTGTGCCAGGTGCTGGTATTGTTTGTGCTCTTACAGTTTCAATTTCAGATAAGTATGATATTTTCTTATATTCTGCTAAATTATCAGCAAGATTTGTTGTTCCGTAATCACGTTCTTCTGAAATATAATACTGTTCTAGAAATTCTTTAAATAAAGGATTTTCCTGACCAATAAAATCAGGTATCAAACTATTCAGAATATTTGAAATTTTTACTTTATTATCTGGCATGTTCTATCTTGTATACTGTTTAGTGCTTACGAAACTTGATGGTGGTACATAACCCACTCCAGACCTATTAGAACCAGAAGTGAGGACATCTTCTAATAATGTCAACTTGCTATTTGCTGTAGTATCTAGCACAATATAAAGGTTTTGTTTTGCGACAATATCATTAGATTCTGGTATTACCTCAATTTCAATTCTATTTAACAACCCACTAGAGGAGATGGATACAGGATATAGTATAATTTCACCCTTCACATAGTCTACTGTACCAGCATTTAAATTAATATAATTGGGTTTACTGTCAACTATAGTGAAAAATCTTATTGTCCCAAGTGTTCCAGTATCATCATTTGGCATATCTGTAAGATAAACATCACCTATTACACCATCAATTTTAAATGAAGATGATCTTATATTGAATCCTTCAGTATCAGCATGGAATTGATTACCATAACATAACTCATAGTTAGCAAATGCATTATAAACAGGAACTAAATCACGTCTCATTTTGAGAACAGTGATATTAGATGTTACAGAATTACTAACTTTATCAATAATATTCAACAATTTACTGTACTTTAATCTTCCACCAAATGAGTTAATATCACTTGATTTTGAGTACATTTGTATTGCTTTCTTTATATTTGATGCTAATCCTTCAGCATTATCAGTATGTCCTGGATTATATGACACTGTTGAGTCATATTCAACATACAAATACTTCAAATCTACAAATTCTTGCTTGATTCCAGCAACAGTATATTGTTTAAGTCCTGATTTAATTTCTGCTTTTGTTACATCAGATAGAAATTCACCATTTTTTGGTTTAATTGTAATATAAACTTTACCATATTCTGGTGGACTTAATTCTTCACCACCATATGCAGTTACAGAATCAACATTTGCAAATAATGTTGGTATCAAACTAATGTAATCATTTGATGTCACTGCTCTCTGCTGAGACGCATAGACCCTTGGAGCAAGATATTTGATGGAATCTATAGATTCAATCTCTGCACCGTTTTGAGACCCTTGTACAGTCGTTACAGGGGATATACCTTCTGTAATAGGAGTATCAGCACTACCCAAAATATAAGTTAATCTACCTGAAAATGTAAAGTTTGATGCACCGTCACCAGATTCTCCATTTGTCACAATATATGTGATAGTTATTTCACTTCCATCACCACTTGGAGAGTCTTTTGTTGCTCCTGCTTTCTTACCAAGAGTATTATCTCCAAAAAGTATCTGATATTTCTCATCTTCTATCTCTTGAACCAAGAATAACCTAGAAGTTGAGTCTGCTTGGAAGATATTATCGTATTTTGTGTACTCTTCTTCAATACCATTTGTATTTCTTACTGTTACTCTAATTGTAGAGGTGTCAATATTGGAATTTGGAAGAATATATTTCTGATTTGGTTGAGATGCATCAACTGTGAAGGTTTTTGTAAGTAAATTTCCTTCATAAATCCTCAAATTATCAAAAGTTGCGATATTTGAAGTGTCAGCATTCACAGTAACATCTTCTGGAATTGAAAAAATGTATGATCCGTTCTGTACATTACCTACTGCAACAACTCCTTTATGAAGTTTTATAGTATTTGCTCCTATAGAAGCAACATCTACGTTGAAATTGACGTTTGCAATTGATGATTTCTTCGATCTTGGTACATAACCTATATTTCTTGCTAATGAAACTACATTTTCTCTTAAAGTAGCACTATCAATGAACGATTCATTGACTGCCATGTTGGTATTATAAGCAGTAATGTAAGAATTATATGCTAAAGTATCGATTAATATGGAAAAATTAGACCCTTCGAAGTCAAAATCAGTAAAATTCGAGTTAGATCTCAAATAATCCTTGATTTGAGCACGTAAAGTGGTAAAATCTAAATTGGTAAACTGATTAAGTGACATTATACTCTGCTAGGTTGTAATAGAAACTCTATATTTTGTGGTGGAATAGGTAAACCTACAATATCATATTTAATAGTAACGTATAAAGCATTATTATCCAATTGATCATCAACAAAAACATTTGTCAATGCTATTCTTGGTTCAAAGTTATTCAGTAATGTTTTAATCTCTTCTTCAATTGAAGATCCAATTTCACCATCAGCCAATTCAAATAATGAATCTTCAATTGATGTACCTAATAAATCATTAAAAAATCTCTCATTCAAACGAGTTCTGCACAAATTAATGACAGATTTTTTGATAGCATCTTCGTTTTTAAGTGCAATTACATCATTAGTCACTGGATGCTTTTTAAAAGACAGACTAATATCCTTAAATGCACGAGAAATTGTAATAGCCATTCAACTATGATACACTTATAGTATATCTATAATGGTTTTTCTTCTTTTTCACATTCTCCCTCGTATATTGGTGAGTCATCATGAGCAACTTCTTGGAGAATTCTCCTTTTTTGGTCAGTATTACTTGTTCTAGTCTCTTCCATAACCAGTGGTTACTCCATTATAGTTAAAAACTATTTATTTCATTAAAAAACCCCCTAAAATTGGGGGTTTTATGCTTTTCTAGGTTCTTCCTTGACCTCGATAGCGTTTTTTTGCTTTATTTCGACTGGTTGGAGCATACTTTGTATGTTTTCCGTTTCCTTGTCGTGTTTTTTTAGGGGTTGCTTCGTATTGTTCGTTGTTTGTTAACGATCTCATTCCCATAATTTAGAATCTCCTTTGAATGTTTACGGCGGCCGATTTTACGGCGATTTTTTTCATAAGAACTCTTAGATAATCCGAGTCTTTTCATGTCCTACTCGTATCGTAGGGTCACACCAGATCTCAAAACCTGCTTCAATGGCATCTAGACAGAATGAGACATCCTCGCCACACATGTCTTGTACTTCACCAGACTCAAATACTTGCATCTTCGGTGCAAACCAAGGATACTTAAGACCTTCGTGCTCAAATACGCCCTTCTTAA